ATTACATTAAATGTTCAAAGAGAAGGTTCTATTAGTTTCACCTGTGAGCATGCATGTGCATTTTGGAATGCGACATTTAGAGTACGAAGAACGTAAGGAAAGAACAGTAGCCATAGCAGAAAAATACATAGAAGGTGGAATTCCTTATGAGAGGAAACACGATATAGCTGATGCGTTATGTATGATTATATTTGACAATTTTAGGTCTTGTGTTCATTTTTTTGATAAATTTAAATTTATTTAAGTTTCAACATGTAAAGTGTTTTTCGTATAAGTGTAACAATTTCATCTTGGATATTTTTCAAGTCTGTATCCTTAGGAAGTTTCATAGATTTCGTACGGCGTAATAAATCCTTGAAATACTTTTCGACTAGTTCCGAATTATTGTTAAAACGTTTATTCATCTGTACAGGTTTGATTTTTTCATGGGTACTCATATACGTCTCAGAATACGCATCGATGAGAGGTACGATCCCCGTGTAATACTTTTCGAGTGCCTTATGCTGTGCATATGAATTCGTGTTGAGATGGAAATAATGGGTTTGTGTTCGAGAGTTCATGAGCATCGCTATGAAATTGTTTACACTGGTCATTATAAAATATGTACACATAATAAAATGCCAACCACTAAACAAATCCAGGAAGCGCGTAAAAAGTTAAAGGCGACCCCTAAACCTAAGGGTAACGCACCCAAGATACCGTCTGCGGCTCTTCTTCGCATCATTAATGCCGATCCGAAGATTAAGCGAAACAGGGAATTTATGAAACGTGTTCAGGAACTCATCAAACGGAGTTAATTTTTTTACCCCCAAAAATTTTGAAACTGTCTTTGATAATATTATCAAAATGTCCGAGTCTATATTGCGCTATACCCCAAAGTATGAAAAACACAGTTTTTGTAAGATGATTGATTTCGTTTTCTTCCATCTTATAGATTGGTCCAACTACACGACCCATGAAAGTTTTCTCTTTTTTCTGACCCGTGATCATCATCTCAGCTTGTGTGAGTGCGCACGTATCGTCATTGACTGACCAGTGGTAGAAGATGAATGGTATGAGAATCGAATAGAATTCCAAATTTCTCCGGTCATTCATGAAAGGAACAATCAAGATCCACAAAAGAAAAATAAGATGAATGATAAAAATTATATTCATCTATTATAACATGTCTGAAGATATTAATATGGCAGAAATGTGGAACGAGTACCACGAAAACGTGCTACGCCAATGGGGTGAAGCGTCCGCGTGTTATCGGTATATGCACCACCGCGCTTTTCTGATGTATAAAAAACTCAGTCTGCGTTTTAGTTTACCTGTAATTGTTCTTTCGACAATCACGGGTACGGCGAATTTTGCCCAAAGTTCGTTCCCTGAAAGTATACGGGGTGGTGTACCCGCCATTATTGGTGGTATGAACCTCATAGCTGGTCTCATCGCAACAATCATGCAATTCCTGAAAATCAATGAACTCATGGAGAACCACAGGACGGCTGCTTTGGGTCATGGTGGACTTTCTAGAAACATCCGCCTCCAGCTGGCGCTCCCCCGTGACGAGCGTAGTAAGGAGGGTCTAAAGTTTGTGGACGAGTGTAAATCGATATACGAAAGTCTACTGGAACAGTCCCCCCCCATCCCCAAAGAAATCTTGAAATCGTTTGAGAAAGACTATCCAATTGATGGTGCGTTCACAAAACCCGAAATATTGAATGTGCGCCCTATTCCACTCTTAAAATTAGCAAAAACTATAGAACCTATTCGAGCCATAACAAAGGATACTATTTTTGAAAAAGTTGGTACGTTCTTGGCACCTAAGGAAGAGGAAGAGGAAGAGGAAGAAGAAGAGGAAGAGGAAGAGGAGACAGACGTCGAGCAAGGTACACCAACAGAATAATCATCGTCAGATTGGTAAGGACTGCTGATGCAATGAATGGAAACATTTTCCTTTTTAAAGGTTCGATGACACGTTTATGTAGTGCGTCGTTTTGCAACACCAAATCTATCGCCTGATTAGTAAGATCATCAATGGACTCCTTCATTAAGATAATTGAACAAAAAAAAAGTCCCGTTGTTACAACAATACACACGAAACAGATTGATCTGATTCGTAGATACATCCATGAGGGTAAGAATGTGTTCATATGTGGCGCTATTGGGGTTGGAAAATCGTTCATTCTCCAAAGGGTACTCGAAGGGACGAATCATGTTGAAGTACAAACGTCACACTTGAAACGTGAATCACCTTTTCTACAGTTTATTAAACCTACCCGAAAGCATGTATTCATAGAAGATTACGATACTGTATTCAAATCATTGGTTGAAGAAGTTTCGGATGGAAACAATCTCACTCGAGGTTCTCTTCTGATCACGACTACAAACATGTGTATGTTTCCTAATTTTGAAACTGTTTTCGTTCCGAGGCATAAACCCGATGTTTTGATGACTTTGGTGGAAAAGGATGGGATTGAGATCCGCAACGCCGCTGTGAGAGCAGCTGGAAACATTAGAAACTTTTTTACGTATATCGATGGATATGATGAGATAGATGACTTCAAAACACCGAAAGATTTCATAACTAGTGTATTGACTGATTCAAGTCCTATCGAGATAATGGATAGTATACCCGAACATGGACACATTTGGGATATATTCCAAGAGAATTACATCGATTCCAAGGGTGTAGACGTAGTGGGGTCTACAGATTCTTTCTCGATGGCGGATGTTTTGGATAACCATATTTACCAATCCACCAACTGGTACATGATGCCTTACTTTGTACTATACGCATTGACTATACCAAAATCATGCATGGGTGAACCACTTAAGCAGGATAAAATCAGACCTGGGAGCTGTTGGACAAAGTTGGGAAATTATAAAATGCGGAAACAAAAGTATGAGGAAATTAAGAAAAAATCGAGGATGGGTCTTGGTATTGAAGAACTGTGTCTATTAAAGAATTATGCTGAAAAGGGAAACCTAAGTACACTCATTCATTATGGAATCACACCACAAGATTTCGACGTGATTAATCATCTCGCTGTTGGAAACGGCTTAAAATCAAAAGACGTAACAAGAGTAAAGAAAGCATTGAAGAATGCCTATGACCGATGAAGAAAAGGAGATCGAGATCAACGACAGTGTCAAGACTATCGGAAATGAAATTCTATTCTATGGCGACATAGATCGTGAAAATGCACTCGAGTTTGTTTTACAGTTCAAGAAGCTTGAAATTGAGATGTTGAAAAAGAAGGCTGAACTCGTTGGGTACGAACCACAAATTCGTATATCTATCATGAGTGATGGTGGAGACATATTCTCTGGTCTAAACATGATGAATGTTCTCGAGCGCTCTAGGGTCAAGGTTGTCACCATCGCCCAAGGTTCCTGTTGTAGTGCGGCTACCTTTCTATTCCTGGGTGGTTCAGAGCGTCGCATAGGGAAGAATGCGTACCTTCTGATTCACCAGCTTACTACAGAGTTTTGGGGTAATTTCCAAGATCTTCGTAATGAAATGAAGACATCTACAAAGTTTATGACTATGCTCAAGAAGATGTACCTCTCAAAGACGAACATCCCCGAGAAGAAGTTCAAGCGTCTCATGAAGAAAGACATTTACCTGAGTCCATCGAAGTGTATCAAGTATGGGATTGCGCATTTCGTTGATTGATCGTGACTGAACGTTTATAGAGACCCAATAGACATAGAATTATAAATATCACACAAAATGTATTCAAATTTGGTTGTAATACTGTGCTTTCTACATGCCTAAGTCGTTCCATTCTGCCGTAATTTACAACTGGTAACCCAGGCATCTATTTAAAGGTGAGAAATTAAATATTCGTAGTATGGAACGCCTTATAAAGAAAGATAAACATGGGAATGAGAGATTCACCGATATAAGGGTTGATAAACTTAATAATGGAACCGCGGACATCGTGAAGACGACTGGTGTTCTCGGGAGTGAGAAGGTTTCAGTCTCTCGCACGAATGTGAAGACTGGGTATGAAAAAGCTTATGCTCGTGCACAGACTGTGTGGAATAATGAAAATATTAAGTGTACCCAAATTCTCCCAATGTTGGCGAATAAGTGGGAGGATCGAGAGAAATACATCACAGAACCCTTTTATGTCCAACCCAAAATAGATGGCGTCCGTCTCATCGTTTCCAATAAAAGGTGTTTCTCGAGAACTGGTAAACTCATTGAAGGGGTGGATCACCTGGCTCGAGGGCTTCGGGATGGAGAATACCTCGATGGAGAGTGTTATGCACCAGGTAAATCATTCGAGGAGATTACGAGTATGTTTAAGATGAACCCTAAAGAACTCGAGTTTCATGTATTTGACTATTTCGATACCAATCGTCCAAACCTCACATTTGAAGAAAGGAGGAGTGAGATCACAGTCGATACGTTCCTCGTGAAGAAGAAAGTTGATATCAAAGGCTACCATGATATGTTTGTTAGTCAGGGATATGAAGGTATCATGATTAGGGAATCTTCGAGTACGTATGAGATTGGGAAGAGGAGTAATTATCTTTTAAAGTTTAAAATGTTTCAAACTGACGAATATGAAATTATCGATGTAAAAGAAGGCACTGGGAGAGATAAAGGTACAGCGATTTGGGTGTGTACAGTTGGTGATCACCAGTTTTCAGTCAGACCCGAGGGAACCATCGAAAGTCGGCGAACCTTTCTCGCGAACAAGGACCGGTACATAGGAAAGAACCTCACTGTGCGGTTTCAAAATCTAACAGCTCTGGGTATACCGAGATTTCCTGTTGGTGTGGTAGTTAGAGATTATGAATAATAATAGAGTATAATAAATGAATAGGATTGCAATCGACATCGATGAAGTTCTTGTCCCATTTCTCAATCCCATGTCCAGGTATCATAAACAAAAGTCTGGTATTCAGAAAACAGATAAAACCAAATATAGTTATGTCTATCGGGATATTTTTGGTGTCACCGAAGAAGAATCACAAAAAATGGTTCAAGAGTTTTACAAGTCTGGACACTTTAAAGTTCTTAAACCGATAAGGGGGTCACAAAAAGCGATGCGGTCAATCCGTGACAATGCCGAAAAGATGTACATTGTCACGGGTCGCCAGGATGTTGTGCGGAAGGAAACTGAAATATGGATCGATCATTTCTTCCCAGGAATTTTCGATGATATCATTCTCACAAATAGTTATACCCCAAATGAAGTCAAGAAAGTTGATATCTGTCGAGCCCTAAACATCGGTCTACTCATCGACGATAATAAAGCCATCTGCGATGAATGCATCGAATCTGGTATGTCTGCTCTAAACTTCATAGGTACCCATGAGGAGGAGGTGTACCCATGGTGTGAAGAGAGTGAGATCAGTCTCAAAGGGTGGTCATCGCACCAGTCTTTTGTTTCATAAAAATAACTTCATCACATTCACCACCTTTCATCATCATCTGCACCTCTCCACACACAGTTCCAGTTTGCTTGAAACGATCACACGCAACCTGGGTTCTCGTCGTTATATCCATATTCTGACTATAGCCAATAAATGTCCGATCAACGAGACCATCTTTATCCAAAGCCTCAACCGTTGCTTTCCAACAATAACTCCCAAATTCCCACTGTTTCGTGTCACTCACAGGTGGGGGTGGGGCATCGAGAAGGGAAGAATTATTCCGATGACGTCTCTTCAATGAGAACACAGGATTAATCAGAAAGTTAGTAAGAGTAGACATTACTATTGATAAGAATTATGTTTTTAAGTTATATTTAGGAATATACAAAACAGAGAAAGAAGTTTTGGAAAGGTATAAAAAAGAAATTTTACAAAGTGGAAAACACACTGTAAAAGTAAAAAACTTCCCCAACCGGGTTCGAACCGGTGACCTCGCGATTAACAGTCGCACGCTCTAACCAACTGAGCTATGGGAAAAAAAGGACATTTGTACTATCAATATACGGTACGCGTCTCCTCTCTACCTGAATCGAACAGGTGACAAATGGAACTACAGTCCATTGCTCTGCCAACTGAGCTAAGAGAGGTGGGATGAGCTCCCACCAAGAATCGAACTTGGACTGAAGGTATCAGAAACCTTAGTCATAACCACTAGACCATGAGAGCCGGAGTGGCTCCGTCGCCCCCCACTATATCTATATTATGAGTCTTTCCTTTAACCCCGTTTATGAGCTTCATACTCACGAGAGAAACAGAGAACAAACCAGCACTCGTATTGGCAACAATCATAGGCACTACATTGAAATAGATTGAGTACACGAGACCCAATGA